CCCCGCCTATGCCGCTCCGGGCGGCGCGGCCGCGGCCACGCGCGGCACGTCGGCAACCGTCGCGGCCGCCCCTGCGCCGATCACGATCAATGTTTACGGCAGCGAGGGGCAGGACGTGAAGGCGCTCGCCGATGAAGTCATGCGCCGCCTCGAGGCCGCGCAGGGCGCGCGGCGCCGCTCTGCCTTCGAGGATTTCTGACCATGAAGATCCCGACCAAGATCCCGGCGCCGCTCCGCTCGATCAGCCTGCCCTTCGACGGATGGAAGACCCGCGTCGACGCCGCGCGCTATCAGGCGGCGCGGCTGCAGCGCCTGGTCAAGGGCCTGTTTCCGGATCCGCCTGCGGTCCCCGGCGTCGATGCGCCGACGGTCGCGGGACCGCGCACGCTGATGAGCTGGGGACTGTTCGTTTTCGGCATGGAATCGCTCGCCTATGACAATTATCAGCGCCGCCGCACATGGCGCCACGCGGCCTCGGAGCGTTTCGGCGCCCGCGCCGCGCGCCAGTTCGTCGGCCCGGGCGACGACAATGTCAGCCTCTACGGCAGCCTGATCCCCGAGATCGCCGGAAGCTTCGGATCGATCGACCGCCTTGTAGAAATGGCCGATACGGGCGATCCGCAGCCGCTGGTCGACGGGGCCGGGCGGCAGTGGGGGCAATATGTGCTGGTCGGGCTCGATGACAGCGGCACCAACATCATCGCCGGCGGCATCCCGCGCCGCGTCGACTTCGCCATCGACTTTGAGCGGGTGGACTAGTGGAGGGAAACAAGGCCGCCATCCGCCTGACGCTCGAGGACGGGACCGACCTGGCCGACAAGGTCAACCCGCGCCACCTGTCGCTGACGCTGACCGAAAAGCGGGGCGAGGAAGCCGATGTGCTCGAGCTGACGCTGCACAACCACGACGGCGCGCTGGCGCCGCTGCGCCGCGGCGTCACCCTGTTGCTCGCGATGGGGTGGGAAAAGGGGACGAATGTCACGATCGGGCTGGTCGAAAAGGGCCGCTTCAAGGTCGACGAAGTCCGCCGCAGCGGCCCGCCCGACGTCGTCATCATTCGCGCTCGGGCGGCCGACCTGACCGGCACCTATCGCGAACGCCGGCGCAAGATCTGGAAGGACACGACGCTCGGTGCGATCCTGACCGAAATCGCGGGGCGCAACGGCCTGGCACCGCGTATTCACCCCGACCTGGCATCGAAGCCGATCGCGGCGATCGACCAGAAGGCAAAGAGCGATATGGCCTTCGTCCGCGATCTCGGCCGCCGCTACGATGCGGTCGCCACACCCAAGGGCGGCGCGCTGGTCTTCATGGCCGTAGGCGCCGCCACCACCGCCGGGGGCAATCCCCTGCCCGCGCTGACGCTGCAGAAGGACGGCGACGGATGGGCATGGGAGTTCGCCGCCGAATCGCGCGACGAATATGACGGCGCGGAAGCGCAGTATCGGGATCTGGCCGCAGGCAAGAATGTCACCGTCAAGGTCGGGGGAAGCAAGCGAAAGAAGCTGCGCCGCACCTATGCCAACCGCAACGACGCGGAGGCGGCCGCCAGGGGCGAGGCATCGAAGCGCAAGCGCGGAACCTTCACCTTCACCTATGACCTTGCTCTGGGCGACCCGACGCTGATTCCGAACGCGCGCATTACGCTGAAGGGATGGGATAGCGAGATCGACAGCCTTGCCTGGCTAGTCGACGAAGCGACCCACACGCTCGACGGCAGCGGCGGATTGAAGACAGCGATCAGGCTAGAAAGTCGCTAGCGCGCATCCGAATTATCAATTTTGCGGAGGCCACTCATGCCCTGCACGCCATTATAAGAAAACTCAAAAAACTGCAGCGTTTGCCGCCCAAGGATCATACGATGTGGCAGTTCCGGATTATGCGGCATAGTGACCACTCCGCACTCCAGTAAGAAACTCGGGATCGGGAAGAACAGCGCGACTTGATAAATATGACAAATCGCCGAACCCGCTGCGCCGATATTTCGCACGCTCTCAATCGACGGCACACCAGTAGGTATCAACGTCTCGTCGATACAAGAACGCTCTGCCCCGGTGTCGACAAGCGCCCACACCGTTTGCAGATCGACCATTCGCTTGGTCCCATCCGGGGCGAGAGCCGGCGGTGTAAAGGTGAATTGGATCTCAATACAAGGTGCGCCCGTGAACGGCGGAAAGGGGACTGCATTCGGCCCCCACTTAAGTTCGATAGGTGTCATTGCGCCAACCCTGTCCCCCAACTACTTTTTGGCTTCCTCAATACCCAATTCGGTAGCGGTCGCACCCAGCGCAGTTGCGGCGGCAACAATGCCGCCCACGCACAGCATCTGCCCGCTCTGGAATAATTTTGTCGTGTCTTCGAGCTCGACCACGTCGGACGGCTTCGCATCGCCATTGACGATGTTCTTCACCTTGCGTGCGCCGGACCATTTCATGACATATGCGGTGTCACACGCTTCAAGCGCTTCCTCCAGCGTCTTTCGATGTTCGCCGGTAACGCTCCCTGGAACGTCAAGTTTGCGTATCTCGCTGCTCGTCCCCAAACACGCATCTTCGGCCTGATTGGCGGCGCGATAGGCGGGGACGATATCTCCGCGCTGCATGGCATCCGCCATCCGCGAGGCCGCTGCGTCGCAAGGCGCCACTGTGGATTTCACAGAATCATAGAGCGCGATCACGTCGAGCTTTGGATCGCCTGTTCGTGAGGCCGCAGTCTTCGCAGCATCCCCTTCAATCTTATCGTCGCCCCCGACGCAGGTCGCGAGTAAGAGTATCGCGATAATAACGGCCGCGCAGCCGATCAGGCCAGCCGTCTTATCATCCTTCGACACCGCGCTCGCATAGTTATCTGCCTGTCCCCGTACATCGATCTCGGCTTGCGTAAAGGTGATCCCGCAGTGCGGACAGTGCACCGCCTTGACCGATGACGGCTGTTTACAGTGCGGGCACAGCGCCTCGCCCTTTTTTGCCTTGTTCGCCATGCCCTCCCCCCGGCTCTTGATCTAATGCTTCCCGATCGACGCCACGACGCGGCCGATGACAAACATCTCATCGTCGACCGCGATCTCGGGGCTCACATTCGGATTGTCGCTCTTGATCTTGTAGCTGCCATCGGCGTTCGCCCAGATCCGCTTCACCATGCCGATGTCGGCGACGGCGATCGCCCAGACTTCGTCCTGTTCGTCGATCCGCCGGCGGCGCAGGTCGATGATGACGATCGCCCCGTTGACCAGCGTCGGCTTCATCGAATCGCCGCGTAGCCGGGCAAAGACCAGCATATGCGGCGGTGCGTCGGTGAACTCGCGCAACCAGTCGCGCGGGAAATAGCGCTGCGTTTCCATTACCGCGCTGTCAAGATAGGCCCCTCCCCCGCCCAGCGTCAGGTCGGCTTCCCTGATCGCGACCAAGCCTAAATCTTCGGGTGGCATCGAAGCGGCCCCGCGAAATCCGCGTCGATGATCAGCAAGTGCCGGCGCATCGCTGCCCGGATCATCGACTTCCGCGGTCAGATATTCGGGTGACGTGCGGAGTTCTCGAGCGATCCGGTGCAGATGGCGGGTCCGCTGCGATTTCCCTGAGATCAACGCTGCGATGCTCGGCTGTTTCACGCCGATGCGGCGCGCCAACTCAGCCTGCGAAATTCCGCACGCTCCAAGCCGTTCGGCCAGTCGATCGCCTCGAATCGCATCGTTTTCAGCGTCCACCATGGCAACCGGACCTATAGAAACACCTATAGCCACGGCACTGCGGTTTTATCTATTGACATCTATAGAAGCTTCTATAGCTATAGGCGCATGGAAACGACGCCGACCCGATTTGAAGCACTCACCGCCTGCCGCGACCTCGCTGGGTCTGACAGTCAGCTCGCCCGTGATTTGAAGGTTGCTCAGCCCACCGTGTGGCGGTGGATGAACCAGACAAGGCAGATGCCCGTGGACTATGTCCTCACGGCTGAACGCCTTTACGGTATCTCCCGGCACGATCTGCGTCCCGACATTTACCCGCGCGAAATCATGGTCGACGGCCATGTCGAAGACCGCTTCTGCGGCATAGATCTGCGCCGGAGCGACCGGCGCGAAGCCGAACGCCGGAAGGTCGCCTGACCATGGCGGGGGGGCTCCATCATCATCCGATTGGCGGAACCATCCACCCGCCAATCCGGCGCGCCGTCCTGTCGTCGGCGGCGCAGCCGGACTGCGAACAGGCCGCGGGGGCGGAGACGCCCCTCCCCACGGCCCCTGCGGCCTGTTCGCCCTTTGCATCTGACGCGCCCCCTTGCGGCCTCTGCGCGGTCACCCCTGCCCGCCGCTGCTGCCTGGCGCTTGCTGCCAGCATCCTCCGCGGCGCGGAAGGCAGTAAATTCCATCATCTTACTGCCCCGGACGGAGAGGCAATATGAGCGCGCCGACCATGCAGCAGTTGCGAAGCTGGCACCGCTTAATCCGAAGCGGGAGGCGAGTGATGGCGGATCGTTCGAACCGTGCCCTCGCTCGTCGCCGCCCGAACCAGCGCGACACGCGGGAGATGGTGCTGTGACCGACCCTGCAATCCCCGCCGGAACCGGCGTGCAAATCACCGTCGGCGGCTTCATTCGTTCGCCCTGCCGCGTCGGCGCGCCGTCAGGCGAGGGGGACGGCAATCCCCGCCTCGTAGCAGCTGCGCAGGCAGTGCTTGATGCTGCACAAGACTATTACACGGCTCGCAATGGTCGCCGCTGCTCGATTGAAGGCAGCGACGGGGAGAAGTGCTGGATCGTGCCGTTCGACCAGTTCGAGGATCTGCGCCGCGCCGCGCTCGCTCAACCCGAAGCGGGAGGCGAACGGTGAGCGACGATCGCTATATCACCCTCTCCGTCGAGGATCAGGAGCTCAAGACGGCCTGCGGCCAGCTGGTGCGCGCCTATGGCGGTCAGGAGGCCGCGGGCGAGCGCATTCAGCGCCCCCAGCAGCATGTCAGCGCCTGTTGCCACAAGCGGCGCGACAAATGGCTGCGCATCGACGAAGTTGCGACGCTCGAGTCCGAAACGGTCGGTCATGCCGGCCACCCGCACGTCACCCATCTGCTCGCCCGCCGCGGCGGTTTCGAGCTGGTACCGACGCCGACCATTGCGGCGACGGGGCGCGACCTGCTGATCCTCTTTGCCCGCCAGTCGAAACAGACCAGCGACCTCGCCGAGGCCGTGCTCGACGCCCACGCTGACGGCATCGTGACGGCCGACGAAGCCGCAGAGATCGAGGCGGCGGCGGATGAAGTCATTGCAACCGCGCTGGCGATGCGCGCCGAGGCGCGGATGATCCGGCGGGAGGCGGGCCAGTGAACGCCCCCGCGCAGCCCCGCAAGGTCCGCAATGTCGTCGCGGGCGACGATCCGAACCTGCGCCAGCGGCATTCGATGATCCCCTGCCCGCATTGTCACGCGCCCTCTTACATCCGCACGTCAGAGCTGGTGACACCGACGACGAAGGATCTGTTCGCGCTTTGCATGAACCCCGACTGCGGCTTCACCTGGAAGGCGCAGATGACGATCGTCTACGGCCTCTCGCCCAGCGCGATCCCCAATCCCCAACTCGACATTCCGATGGCGCCGGAGAGCGTCACGCGGAAAACCTATTTCCCGCCGCCGCCGGGCTACGACACCGGCACGATCGACATGTTCGATAACGACCAGGCAGCCTGACCCCCAAACCCCGCTCAAACCCCGCCTTCCGGCATTTCGCCGGCCCCCTTTTTGCACCCTTTCAACGGACACCCGATGGCCCTTGCCGACGACATTCTTTCCGGTCTGAAATCCACCTTCCGCTTCAAGTCGCAGAAGGGAAAATGGCTTCAGCAGGGCCTTTGCCCCCAATGCGGCAAGTGGGAGGTCTATTGCTCGGCCGACCAGCCGCGGATGGTCAAATGCGGGCGGCTCGAAAATTGCGGATGGGAAGATACCGTCCGCAACCAGCTGCCCGACCTGTTCGAGGACTGGTCGAAGCGCGCGCCGGCCAGCGAGACAGAGCCCAACGCCACCGCCGACGCCTATCTTTCGCACGAGCGATTCCTGGACTTGCAGCTGCTGCGCGGATCCTACGCGCAGGAGACCTATCACGATCGCAAGCGCAACCTGACCACAGCGACGGTGCGCTTCCCACTCGCGAACGGCAGCTGGTGGGAAAGGCTGATCGACCGACCGGGCCGTTTCGAGAAAAAGGCCCGCTTCCGCTGGATCGACCCCGAACTCGCAAAGACAAACCCGGACGAAGGGTCATGGGCCGGCCATTGGTGGCAGGGGCCGACGATCAGTTGGGAAATGCTGGCGGCCGCCGAAGAGATATGGCTGGCCGAAGGCATCTTCGACGCTACGTCGCTGGTGCAGGCCGGCATCACCGCGGTCAGCCTGATGTCGGTGAACAACTGGCCCGAGCATTCGCTCGCCGAGCTGCTGCGCGTCATCGCCGAAAAGAACCCCAAGCATCGGCCGAAACTGGTCTTCGCCTTCGACGTCGGCGCCGCCGGCGTCAGCTTCACCCGCAAATTCGTCCGCCTGGCGCGGCTAGAGGGATGGGAGGCCACGGCCGCCCAGGTGCGGCCCGATGGCGAGGGCAGCAAGCTCGACTGGAACGACCTGCTCATCCGGCACCTGGACTGGAAGGGCGACCCCGACCGCGCGCCCTTCTCGCGGGTCATGATCGACGAATATCTGTGGAACGGGGCCATCACGATCGCGGAGACCGCCCGCGACAAGGCCAAGCTGATCCACAATCACCGCGGCCTCTCCAACTTCACCTTCCGCTTCGACAACCGGACATGGGCGGCGAAGATCACCTATGACGACGACGACGGCGATCGGCGCCAGCGCCTCGATGTCGAAGAGATCGCGAACTGCGCCTTCCGCATCTTGTACATGGAGCGGGACGAGACGCTCGATGAAACCAACTTCTTCCTGCAGGTCGATTTCCCCGAGCGCCACCGTCAGACCGTAAAGGCGCGCTTCAGCAGCAATGCCTGCGCGTCGAGCGGCGAATTCAAGAAGCGCCTGATGGCCTTCGCCGGCGGCTGGTCGGGAACGGCGGAGCAGCTCGACCGCCTGATGCGGCAACAGATCAAGAATATCAAAATCGTCGAGCCGCTGCCCTTCACCGGCTATTCCGACGCGCACCGCGCCTGGGTGTTTGGCGAGATCGCCGTCCGCGACGGCCGCCTCGTCCAGATCAATTCAGAGAAATATTTCGACTTCGGCAAGGCCGCGGTGAAGCTGCGGACGCCCGAGCGCATCCTCAACATCACCTATAACCCCGACCGCCGCCAGTTCGGCTGGATCCGCGATCTGTGGATCGGCTGGGGCGAGCGCGGTTTCACCACCCTGGCCTTCTTCATGATGGCGCTCTTTGCGGTGCAGATCCGCAAGGCGCACGAAAGCCTTGGCTTCCTCGAAATCACCGGCGACGCCGGATCCGGCAAGACGACGCTGATCACCTTCCTGTGGAAGCTGCTGGGGCGGTCGGGATACGAAGGCTTCAACCCCAACACCGGTACCGCCGCCTTCGTCGGCCGCAACCTGATGAAGGTTTCCAACCTTCCGGTCGGCCTGATCGAGGGCAAGCGCGACGAAAGCCGCGGACAGCGCCAGTTCGACTGGACAGAGCTTCTCACCCTCTACAACGGCCGCAACCCGCGTGGCACCGGAGCGCGCACCGGCGGCACAGAGACCGTCGAGCCGCCCTTCCTCGGCGCCATCTATCTGATGCAGAATGAGCGCATCGACAGCATCACGGCCGTGCTCGAGCGCCTGATGTCCTTCAGCTTCGACAAGGAACATTGGACCGACGAAAGCCCCGCGGCGGCCGAGCGGATCGAGCAGCTGCAGGTCGAGGACGTCAGCGACATCATCGTCCATATCGTCCGCGCCGAAAAGCGGTGGCTGGAAACCTTCTTCGCGCAATATCGCTTCCACCGCGACAATATGAAGGGCCGGACCAAGGGCCTTCACAACACCCGCTGCATCAAGAACCACGCGCAGCTGGCGGCAGCGCTCGAGGCGACCGCCGCCGTCCTGCCCGTCGACCGGGAGGCGGGCGAGGAAGCGATCGGCCGCACGATCCGGTTTATCGATTTGATGGCGCTCGATCGGCAGCTGTCCGCTGGCGGCGATCACCCGCTGGTCGCCGAATTCTGGGACAAGGTCGACTTCATCCTCGCCACCGAGGCGAAGGTCGGCACCAAGCCGGAAGACAGCATTAACCGGCATCGCAAGCCGAACCTGATCGCGATCAACCTCAACCAGTTCGATCAGCGCGTCCGCAATCTCAATCTCTCCCCGGTCCGCATGGACGAATTGAAGAAGCTCCTGCGCGGTTCGCAGCGCCGGAAATACGTCGCCGACAAGGGCGTGAACGGCCCCGACGGCATCAGCTCCCACTGCTGGATTTTCGAGAACCCCGACGCCCCCCGGGCGCCGGCCAACTGAGCCTGAAAGGAATTAGCCATGGCCCGCGAAGTCACCCGTTTTCAAGCCGACACCGACCCGCCGACGATCCACCCGACCCTGACCGACGCCGTCGTCGCAGAGCTGTCGGCCCTCATGGGCTGGAAATCCGGCGGAGAGAACGGCGTCCCCGGCCTCGCGAAGCTGCTGGTCGACCAGGCACCGCGGGCGATCGCCTGCCTGCAGCAGCTGCCCGCCCCGCAACCCCAGCCCGAAAAGGAGACCGCCGATGCCCGATAACGGCCATATCCACGTCTGCGCGCGCTGTAGCGCCGAATTCAACACCCCGAACAGCTACCCGCCCCCGGGCTGGGTCTGGCGCGGCTCGCGCCTCTATTGCGACGCCTGCTGCAGCCGCATCGACGATCCGATTGACGACGCGCAGCCAGAGATTGCGCCCGGAGATCCTGACGATCTGCCCGCGGCCGTCATCATGCTTTCTAACGGCGCCCTGTTCAACCTGACCTGCCCCGATGCCGATGACATCGACATCCATGACATCGCTCTGTCGCTGTCGCGCATCTGCCGCTTTGCCGGGAAGACCCGCGACTTCTATTCGGTCGCCGAGCATTGCGTTCACATCAGCCGCCGCGTCCCGCCCGAGGCCGCGCTCGCGGCGCTGCTGCACGATGCGACAGAAGCCTATCTGGGCGATGTCACCCGCCCCCTGAAGGCGCTGCTTCCCGATTATCGCCGCATAGAGCGCCGGGTCGAAAGAGCCATCGAACAGGCCTTCAGCGTCGATCTGCACCTCGACTGCATCAAGGCGCAGGACATCGACATGGCGATCATCGAGGCGCACCGCCTGATGCCCGCCGACAAATGGTATTGGGGCAGCGCGCCCGACCAGCCCCGCCAGCGCATCGAATGCTGGCACCCCGACGAAGCCCGCCGCCGCTTCCTCGAACGCTTCCACGAACTGACGGCCCCCGCGGCCCAGCAGGAGGCTGCGTGATGGCCTGCGACTGCATCACCACCGTCGACGCCATGCTCGCGGAGCGGAACACCCGCATCATGCTGCCGATCATGCTTGGTCCCGATCAGACACCGCGGCCGATGATCGTTACCGAACAGATCGAGGGCGGGCGCGGAAAGAAGAAGGCAGTCGGCATGTTCGCCACCTTCTGCCCTTTCTGCGGCACCCGCTACGAGCCCGAGCTCGCGGCCGCGAAAGCTGAATTCCAATGATCGTCGTCCGCGTCGAACTCTGGTCGGCGATCGACGGTCAGGTGACCGAGATCGCGCGCGCCATGATCCACAACGTTGGCGGCACCCTCAAGGTCGGCGATTATGAGGGCGAGACCTATCGCGGCCGATCGGTCGACGCCCTCAACGACGCCATGCGGCGGAAACAGACCACTCGTTCAGGAAAGGTCACCGGCCACCGCCGCCTCGATCTCCACGTATGGCATCTGGTCGCAAAGATGCTGTCCGCGATGGGCTATGGCAAGTGACCCCGCCGCCCAACCCACAGGCGCAATGCGCCGGCAAGGTCACTTGGCCGACCAAGGCGGCGGCGCTGAAGCATCGCCGGCGCCTCCTGCAGCGCGGCCGCGAACGCCACACCTGCCACAAGGAAAAGGCGCGCAGCGCTGCGGCGCTCGAGCCCTACCGTTGCAGTTGCTGCCACCAGTGGCACTTGGGCAACCCCAGCATGGGAAAGGTGGCGAGATGAGCCGCCTCTCCGACGCCGCGCTGCAGGCCCGCATCGCCCAGCTCGAGGCGATCAATCGAACGCGCAGCCTCACCCAAGCGGAAAGCGACGAATGCGTCCGCCTGGTTCACATCCACACTTGCAGGGTCAAGGCCCGCCGTCGCTCGATCGAGCGCAACGCCGCGCGCCTTGCCCTCCTGACGGAAGGATTGGCAGCATGACAGCCCCAACCACCGACTTCCCGATCGACAGCATTTTCGGCCAGTCGCTCACCGACGTTATGCGCGAGCGCGCCCGCGCGATCGTCGCCTATGACCACGACGCCGCGGCCGACGATGCCAAGGGCCTCGAGGCGATCGGCGGCCTTGCGCACAAGTTCATGCTGATCGCGGCCGAACGGGCCGCCGGCACCCAAGAGCGCCGCACCCTCCCCGGCGCCCGGATGAAAGCTATCCAGGCCGTCGCCCTCGGCCTCGCCTTCATCGACGCGATCGACCGCGAAATGGCGCGGGAGGGCCGCGATCATGGCAATGCCTAAATCCCCGCCCTGGACATCAGAAGAGCGCGCCATTCTCGCGGAGCTGTACCCGACCGAAGGCCTCAACGGCGTCACGGACGCGCTGCCCGAGCGCAGCTGGTGCGCAATTCAGCAGATGGCGCACAAAATGGGCCTGAAGACCGTCATTGTCGGATCTGCGCCGAAGCCCAAGCTGCAGGGATCCCGGCTCGCGGAGGCCGTCCGCTTGCGGGAGGAAGAAAATTGGTCCTTCGCCCGCATCGGTGCCGCGATGGGCGTCAGCGAGGCGAGCGCCTGCAACGCGGTGATGGCGGAGCTTTGCGTCAGGAAGGGCCACCGGCCCGCGCGCCGAGACCGCTTCGGCCGCCTTCACCCTGAGGAGGTCGAGCGCCTGCGCCTGATGCTTCGCAAGGGTCTGAAGGGCATCGATATCCAGCTGCGCATGGGCATTTCGGCCAGCCGCATCGCCGAAGAGCGGCGGCGCTACAGCCGCGAGCTAAAGGCCAATGGTAAGGCGCCCCTCCCACCGCCGGGCGGCGGCGTCGCCTATTCCGGTGTCAAACTGACGAAGGCGAAGCGCGCCGAGGTCGAGACACTGTTTCAACAGGGGCTTGGCACCGCCAAGATCGCCGAGCGGACCGGCGTATCGAAGACCAGCTGCACCCGGATCCGTAATCGCCTTGTGCGCCGCCTGGCGCGCAAGGGCCTTACACTCACCGGCTGCGATGCGCGCGGCGGGCGCCACGTCCAGGCAGAGAGCGCTCGCTTCGTGACCGACGGCCAGCGCGAGGCGCTGCGCGCGCTGCTACGCGATCGATGGCCCGTCCGGCGCGCGGCGCTGCATGTCGTCATCGGCCTCTCCTCGGCCTATCGCATTCGGGACGAACTCGCGGTCGAACTCGCGCAGCGCGGCGAAACACTGCCGCCGCCCCGGTTGCCGGGACGATCGCGCGAAGGCCTGACGTCGGAGCCGAACTGGCCGCCGATCGGCGTGAAGCAGATCTATGCGTTCCGGCAGTTGCTTGCGACCATGTCCTTCGACGACGCAAAGGCGCATTGGCGCCACGCGCGCGCCGCGGAACGCCGTGCCGAAGTCGCGCGACCCAAGACCTTCGAGGAACAGTTGGAGGCGGTTCGCGCCGGCGCGAAGCTGACGATCCGCCAGCCCATCCGCAAAGCCGATCCGACATACACGCTCGGCGGCGTCGCGACGGGGACGCTGTGATGAAAGCCGCCCTCGCCCGCACCGCGCGCCGGCAGCAGCGCCACCAGGATACGATCACCCGCAACGATCGAATCCGCGCTCTCGCGCTCGCCGGCGTCTCCCTCGATCTCATCCGCGCCGACGTCGGCCGCGGCCCCAACTATGTCCGGCGCATCGCCGGCTGGAGGCTAAGATGACGCGCAGAAATCTCGCCGTTGCGGAAGGTCAGGAGGCGCCGATCTACGATCGCATTTGGCGGTGGCGTGCAAATTTGCCCGATCGCTACGGCCAGCGATGCCGCGTCATCGCCCGCGGCGCAATGAACTCCGCGAAAATCGAGTTCGAAGACGGCACCCGGCACATCGTTTCCCGCAACGCATTCCGGAAAGCCAAGATTTGACCCCCACCGTCACCATCGGCCCGCACCGCCTCTTCCTGGGCGACGCCTACGCCATCCGTCCCACCCTAGGGTGGATGGAGGCGGACGTGCTCGATCCCCCCTACAAGATGCGAGCGGAGGGCGGCGGTCGCTATCGAAAGGCCCGCCCGCACTTCGATCAGATCGTCGAAGAACAGCTCCACCGCGACTTTGACCTATCGATCATCAATCCGCTCCAATGCGGCGGGGCAGTGGTCTTCGCGAGCAACGACCAGCTCGCGGATCTGTTGGTCCACCTGAGGGGTAACTTCCATCGGCATGCCGTGCTCGCATGGCAGAAGCCGAACCCGCAACCGATCGCGAATAAGAGCTATCGATCTGACCTCGAATTCTACGTCCACGCCTGGCGCCGCGGCAATCACCCGATCGGAACGCTGGCTGAAAAGCTGCGCGTCACAACGACCGGCGCTCCGCGAGGCAAAGCGCGCTTCGGCCATCCGACGCCCAAGCCGGACATCCTGATGAGCAAGATCCTCGCTAACGTCCCCGGCGAAACGATCTGCGACCCCTTCATGGGCACCGGCTCCACCGGCGTCGCCGCGATCCGCGCCGGCAGGATCTTCACCGGCATCGAGCACAACCCCAAGCACTTCGAAACCGCCGTCCGCCGTTGCACCGCCGCCTGGCAGGAGCGCGCGGCCGCGTGAAGCATCGCTTGCCCAAACCGGCGAACGACCAGGGTCTCCACCCCGCGCGCGCGCTTGCGCGCATGATTTTTGCCGCCAAGATGCGCGGTCACGACTCACAATCGCAGGAATCCCCGCATGGTCAGCTGCGCCATCTACGCTCGGTTTTCGAGCGACCGGCAGAATGAACGGTCCGTCGACGATCAGGTCCACATCTGTTCGGAGCGCGCGGTATCGCAGGGCTGGACGGTCGAGCAGGTCTATTCCGACTATGCGATCAGCGGCGCGACCCGCGACCGCCCGGGGCTGAACGCGATGCTCGAGGCGGGCGATCGCGTCGACGTGATCATCGCCGAATCGCTCGATCGCCTGTCGCGCGATCAGGAAGACATCGCTCACATCTTCAAGGCGCTGCGCTTCGCCGGGACGCGCATTTACACGCTCGCGGATGGCGAGGTTTCCGAATTTCATATCGGCGTGAAGGGCGCCATGTCGGCGACCTTCCTAAAGGATTTGGGTGACAAGGTCCGCCGGGGCCAGATCGGCAACGCCCGCGCGGGCAGAATCCCCGGTGGGCGCAGCTACGGCTATCGCCCCGTCTACAAGCTCGACGGACGCGGCCGCCCCGAAGGGGGCTGGGCCGAAATCGATGAAGACCAGGCCCACGCCGTGCGGCGTATCTACCGCGAATATCTCGCGGGCCGTTCCCCTCTTGCGATCGCGCGCGATCTGAACCGCGACGGCGTCGCCTCTCCGCGGGGTGGCGAATGGAACGCGAGCACGATCATGGGGAGCCGCAAGCGGGCCAACGGTATCCTTCACAACGCGCTCTATGCCGGCAGGGTCGTTTACAACCGCCAGCGCTTCGAAAAACACCCCGTCACCCGAAAGCGGCTGTCGAAGCCGAATCCCCGCGAGCAGTGGGTGGAAACGCAGGTCGAGGAGCTGCGCATAATCGACGAACCGCTGTGGCAAGCCGTTCAACACCGCCTCGCCGCCCACGCTCATCGATCGCCCGGATCGCAGCGGCGGCCGAAGCGCCTGCTTTCGAGTCTGGTCGAATGCGGCATATGCGGCGGAACCGTGACGGTACTCGGCAACGAACGCTGGGGCTGCTCGACCCGGCGGAACCGGGGAACATGCACCAACGCCACGACGATCAGCACGCGCCAGCTCGAGAATCGCGTCATCGAGGCGCTGAAGCACCGGATGCTGACGCCCGAATGGGTGGAAGAGTTCGTCGACGAATGGCGCCTGTTATCGGCCGAAGAAAATCAGCGCCGCCGATCGGCGCGACGCACGGCCGAGCGCCAGCTCACCAAAGCACAAGGTCGCATCGACCGCCTCACGCGCGCGATCGCCGATGGCCTGGGCGAGTATGATGAAATCAAGGCACGGCTGACGGAGGCCTATACCGAACGCGCAGCGCTCGAGGCCGAGCTCGCCGACCAGGCCGCAATCGAACTCGTGCCGATGCACCCTGGGATCGCGCAGGAATATCGCCGCTGGGTCGAGAACATGCAGGCGAATCTAGCGAGCGGAAACCACGATACCGAAGAGTTCCGCAACAGCCTGCGGCCCCACATCGGCAAAGTCGTCATGACGCCGAGCGGCGGTCGCGGCGCCGCCCTGGAGCTTCACGGCGTCCTCGCCGCCATCCTGAACGCAATCGGCGCCGCTCCAAAAAGGAACGGCGCCAATTGTACTCTAAAGTTGGTTGCGGGAGGCTGCAACCATCTTCACTTGCTCTATAGCGCTGACCATACTTTGAAGGCTCCAACCGCACATGAAGCCAAGACAGCAGCCTTACCTACCAATTTTCTCGCAATGCTGTTCCGGGCTGCCGCTTAAATCCACCGGCTTCAAGATAGGCCGTCCTTGTGCTGCGATGTGACCACGCTCGAGCAACAAGCACCGATTCTAGTTCATCAGCGACGTTCTTTCGCCGACCAACTCGGTCGCGGACGCGATGCAGCGTCTGCAAGTCGAGCTGCTCTTGGGACTGTCAGGATTTCCGTGTGTGGGCGGGCATAGTGGGCAAGAAGGAGTCCTACTATGTCCCGACGCAAGGAGCGGGTGATATCGGCTGATTTACTCGATCAACTTCTGGCCGGCGGCGATGCCGCTGCGGCTCTTCAACAGGGTGGCCTGCTGGATTCGCTGAAGAAGGCGCTGGCCCAACGCGCGCTCCAGCTTGAGGATATTTCGGCTAAGGGTGGACTGCTCCACATCCAATGCTCGCGCAGCCTTGTAGAAGCTACCGTGATCGGCCGCTGCTATGGCATAGCGGAGTTGACGAATGTCGAACGGCATCACGTTCTTCCAATAGTGAAGATGACATCGCGGCCGTGCGATAACCCGTTTCGACCGTTTTCAGCGTTTTCCCTCAACCATCGAACTTCCCAAATCGCACAACGAAAGCCGATGGGGGGAGCAGGCGCATATGAGTCTCTTGGTTCATTTGCTTTTACCGGCACCGATCGGGCGATCGGCGGATCAAACATGATGAAGATGTCCCGGCATTGCGCCTGCGCCTCGAATATCGGTAGCGAGATACGGGAGCCGATCAAGTCTGGACTATCCGTGCGAACGCTCGCTTCGAGTATTGAAAGCCAAGCACGATCAGCAACGACTGCTGCGCGACAATCAGGGGCTCATCCGCAAATTTGGTGCAGCCTGGCCGACGAGGCCTTTGGAAGCCTGATCGATGATCAGTCAGGCGGCGAGCAGAACTCGCTGCCGGAGGAGCTGGTAGTCAGCGCGTCCGTACATCTGTC